CCTCCATTTACCAACCAAAACAGAATCGGTGTAATCAGTGACTCCGAAAGTATTGAATTTTCTTGGTAGGGGTTCGTTCCCATCTTGCCTAATAAGCGGAGGATGAACCTTTTTGCTATCATTAATCTTCTTAAATACGCTTTCGGAAACAGGCCCAACAAAATTCCACAATGTTGATTTTCCGGTTCCCGAAGTTTGAACCCAGCAAAAGTGAACTCTTGTGTCTTCTATATTCCTACCATTCGGTATTCTTACGAAGTCTTTACAAATATTTCCTAGTAAAACAAACGCACTAATCGCCGCAGGTACTTCATTTCTATGTGAAACTTCAACTGCTGATTTGTAAAATCTTTCAACAATTGAGGGTAGTCCCGATACTGCTTTAGCATCAAGGCTTTCTTTCATTTCCATATATTCTTCTATATCTTCACCTTCATAGAGGTCAAGGTTTTCTGTTTCTTTATTCATATTTTCACCTTCTCTTCCGAGTTTAATGTGGAGATTATTCTTTTGGCTAGGGTATCTCCAATACCTTCAATGGACTGAATCTCAAATTCAGAACATTCGCCTATTTCCATTAAGGAACCAAATTCCTTAATGAGTGCTTCTGCCTTTTTAACAGATACTCCTTTGATACTACTTAGCAAATCAATTCTCATATCATCAGTAGATATTCTTTTGAATATTTTTGGAGCAATTGTGCTTCTATTGAAGGGCTTTATTTTAGCAACGCCTGTTATAATTAACGCCGCTTCTTCTGCCGAAGGAACCCATACAGGTTTAGCATCCATATCTAATATGATTCTACCAATAGCCCCTAAGAATTTATTTTTAAGCATTATGGCTCTACCTTTAGGAGGCATATTTGATTTAGAGTTTTCAATAATAGAGAGAATGGCTCTCTCCATGTCTCCATAAATAATAACTACATTGGTTTGGTAATGCCTATCCATATTATCAAGTTGTGTCCAAAGTCGTTTTGACATAACAGAACCTAAAAAATCTACTGCTGATTTAGCCTCAAAGCAAACATCATCATAAATGTAGTCGCCTATTTCCAACCATTTCTTTTCGTGTGGTATTTGTAGCGACTTCGCTTTCTTTTCTACTAACTCCGAAAGTGTGGAGTTTTCTCTACTATCTATGATTAACATTATGAATACCTCCAACATTTACCTATACAGAACCCTTCGCTGATTAATTTTTGACAATGAGGAGTATTATAATTATTGAATACTGTAAATTTAGCATGAGTTTTAGTGGTTCTTTTATCCCAATCAAGCCATACCGAATCGGAATCAGCAAAGACTCTTTCTAATTCATCCACTGTTAAATCAAGAACCTGTTGTTTCTGCTCAAGAGTCTGCAAATCTTGGTATCCCGAAAGTAAATCCCTATACCAAGATACAAGATACGCCCTCGCTATGTGAGAGGGGTTCTCGGTCATCACTGCATTGTGCAAACAAGGTAGCATTGGGAGTTTTCCAACGGTCGTAGGTACTGATACTTCTCCTCCTACTGCTTCTATGGGTGGGGCTGAGGGAAAGACTACCTTAACATTTCCCTGCTTACGAAAGGGAATATAACGAGGCTTTTTAGCAAGAGATAAGAGAGCCGATAAATTACCATCCAAGTCTTCTTTTAAGAGAGGGATACAATAATAGGGATTGTTATTCTCATCGGAAGAAGACATATTCACAGTGTTAGGTACTCTTCTAAGGCGGGTTACTTGTCCCACTCTGTCATCAAGGGAAACCTTATCTCCCACTTTTGAGGTAAGGAACTTCTTTATTTCCCTAAAGAAAAATTGAATGCTTCTCATGCTATCTGTTAGTTCACCGAATAGAAACAAATGAAAGCCCCTACCGGAAAAGAACAAAGTGTGTTCATAATCATTATCATAAACATAATTCATAATCACCTTTAAATCAACCCAAGCCTTTTCCATATCGTCTTCATGAGCATCAAAATCAAGAAAGACCCTATCTAAGATAACTGACGAGTCATCCTTTGCAGTCTCAAAGAACCTTTGAAAGTCATATACCGTAGTATATACATTGGTTCTGTTATTTTGAGCATTTACAAAGTTGATGTATTCATTCCTTGAGTTTACTATTTTTCTTCTCATCTGTGGTGCGTTCTTGATGTGACTCCCCGCCCACACTTCCCTCGGATATTTCATTTTTATTACCTCCAAAATCTACGGTTGCTTCGCCTAACATCTCACGAATAGTTTCGGCTATTTCCCCGCTTAAATTAATTTTTACTGCCTGTCTTAAGGCATCTTCATAGGTTTGGCCTACAAAGGATTCATTGATTCTAATTTCTCTTATCAATTCAAATCTTTCTACAAATTTCATTTCCGAATATAATTCGGAACATAAAGAATCAATAGTTACTTTTAGATTGGCTACTTCTCCGAATGTCCAAGACTTAGAAAGCACCTTTGCTTTAATCATGGCTTTCATTCTTCTTCGCTCCTATCAATGTGACTTCCTATTGCCTGTCGGTGTATTCTATCCATGTTTCTTAAGTTTGCTGACATTTGTAACATCGTTGCTAACCCTTCATAGAATAGTTCTTGAATAGAAGCGTCAAATTGAGAATAAACCCTACTAAGTATTAACCTAGTCGCAGTGACATAACAATTACAATCTCTACAAACCCTGTCTTCAAAATTAGGCAGAATAGGTTGTGGATTATTTGTTGTCCATGTTTCTACCTTTGCATTACATAATTTACATTCTATCATTACAACCAACTCTCCTGTTCTGCTCCTTCACAAATACCAAAGTACGAACAGTGCGTACAAGTCTTATAGAAGAATTTAGTGTCAAATCTTTTTTGTTCATAAGCATATATCATTTTAGCAATATTATTCATTACAGAAGTCATAGACTGTTTTTTAGCCGGTTCAACTGTAACATGATTTGCCGCAGGATAATACCATCCCCAATGAGTTACCTTCATATCCTTATTTAATCCTAAATAATCCAATACTTCTTCTTCACAGTTTTCAATCATTAACTGATAAAAGGCCATCTCTTGTCGCATACTTGTCTTTTTCCATTCTTTCCAGCCGCCGGTTTTGTATTCAAACGGAATTAAGTTTCCGTTTTCCATAAATACACGGTCAATAATTCCTTGAAGGCGTACTTTGTAGTCCCTACTAAGAGTAAACTTCTTGTTTGCATTTCTAGGAATAATTACTTCACAGTCAAACTTTTTCTCATTGATAACGGGGAGGTACTCATCTACCTTACCTTCGCTAACTGCCTCAATAAAGCGTTGTGCTTCAAAGGCGGCAACAGTTAATGATATGTCATAGTACTCATCAACCGGCATAAGGGAAGTACAGTATTCTATAATCTCGGAATTATTCATCTTCTCCGCCTTCTTAATGTTAAAATCATCAAAGAATGCCTCCCTATGGTTATGAAGAACAGTACCTTTACGCATGGCTTCCGATTGGTCTTGCGGTCTCCGTTCAATGTAATTAAATTCGTATTTCTTAGGACACCAATTGAATGTCCCAAGAGAAGACTTGCTTATTTTCAGTATCGGTTTAGATGGGTCATCAAAATTTTCCGATGCCCATTGATATGTAAATTCACTCATCTCTCCTATTGTTGCTTCGTATTTTTCTTCTTTATTCAAAACCATTCCTCCAATGTTGTTTGTCCTTTAACTGTTCTAATGTTTGTCATTTCCCATCCCATAGCGTCATAAATAGGCTTTGCCTTTTTAATCAACTGCTCGGCATAATGGTAATAGTCGGGAGAATACTCGTTAAAGTCTGCTAGGATATTACCTGCAACATATTCTACCGTTCTCTTTTCCTTTGTCAAAGGATTGGTGTAAGTATCTCCTACATCAACCACTTTCAAAAACAAATAGGAGTCATCAAAGGTAATATCCTGCTTTTCCCAAGCATACAATACTCCGGCAATACCGGAGCCTATTGACGGTCTCTTATCTGTTTCTGTAATGAATTTCTTAGATTCAGTCCCACACTTTACACAATGATTAACTTCAATTAGATTTCTCATATTGAATTTAGATTTACATTCGGGACATTTTAATCTAAATCGTTCTTCTTTCAAACGACTGCGTTTAATCATGTCTTCCATTTCTATTCTTCCGTTCACTACATTCTTGTAGCCTTCTCTTAGAAAGAAGTCAATCTCTGCAAACCCCTTTTGATTAGTCCACATTTTGAGAAGGGTTGTTTGGAACTTCTTGGCTAATTGAGTCTCACTTACTCTTTTTGCAGTAAAGCCTGTTAGAGTAAATTTAGGCTCATCAAGAAATTGACCGTCTTCCCAAGTAATCATTCCTGCGTTTCTGTTCTTAACAGTACCAACACCCAATGCCGAATAGTACTTCTCAAACTCCAAGACAACGGGATGGTGTTCAAGTCCGAGAACATTCGGGAAACTTTTCCTAACTTCATTTTCAATCACCTTAATTGTTTTCTCTGCGGCTTCTACGGAATCAATTTGCACATAAATAGAATCGGTATGTCCATAAACCACTTTCATGTTATTCACGCTCTGTAATTTAGGAACATCATACCAACAGGTTGTCCTGCTAGTTTGGCTACTTCTTCCATGATTTCTCTTAATGCGGCAGTAGGGGGTTCGGTTGGAGGAGGAGAAGTTTCATCCTCTAGGTCAGCAATCCTAATTTGCAGTCTGTCTATTTGTTCTTTTAATTCTTCTATTTGTTCTTTTAATTCTTCTATCATACTATCACCGTTATAATTGTTATGATGGTTGCTATGTTTACGATATTTACCATCATCAATATCTTATTTGACCTTGCTATCATAGCAAGTAATTCTTCCAATAATTCATTCGTTCTGTCCATCATCATTCGGACTTCCCCCTTCAACTATTTTTACAATGCTTGCGTTTCTTTTTAGATTATTCATCATGTCAAAAATCTCTTTGACTTCTTGTAAAGTTATGTCCCATGTATCTTCAGTATCGTATAATACTTTGACTGTTACTAACTTAGTTTTCATTCGTCCATCTCCATTGTTTGTAACAAATCCAGCAATAAGAGTGTGTCGGATGGACGGCTTTTCTTCTTTTGCATCTTTTACATTCTTTCATTGGTTATCTCTCCCTATTAAAAACATTCTTGCTTCAATGGACTTTGTAATACAGGGGTCACACACTTTGTATTTCCCACATCTTAGTCCTCTTGATTCGGCATTTTCTTCTCTACACATATCGCACTTCATTCTTCCATCTCCTTCGCCTTGAATGCGGCTAATCTAATTGCTTCTCTAGCACTAGCAGTAATGCTAGCGGCTAAATCTACATCAGCCCAACCAAACCCTTGAAAGGCTACAATCCCATAGAAAGAAGCCATCAAGCGTTTTACCGCCATTTGGTTATTATACCACTTAACATATTCACCATTGTTCGTTTCTCTTGCTTCTCGCATCAACTGTTTGTATTCGTTCCGCAACTCTTTCAATTCTAAGACTGCTCTTGGTAATAAACCGAGAGTGTCTGTTTTGTAGTAGAGCATTTGTTCTCTTGAAGTAGTACTGAAATCTCTAGGTGTAAGGATATTAACTCCTAACTCAGTTGGTTCTACTGATTTAGTTTCCCATGAAATGTTTCGTGCAATCATCATTGATGGATATAGACCTGCAAAATCAAAAGCGGCTACATTCAAATGTAATCCATTAGTGTTTTCACTTAGCGGGTCATAAATCATAGCCCCGTCATATTCTCTTCTCTCAATATTCCTATCACCTGTTGGTGCTTTCCAAGTAGCGTTTCGCATAAAGTAAATAGAACCCATATGGCTCGCATAGAAACAAGCATCAAATGGTGCTTTCAGTAATCGTTGAAGAGAGATAATGGCCTCACTGCAAAAGTTAGTTTCATCTATTCTAACCAATAACTCTACATCAACAACTGCATACTTCAAATATACTTCTGTATCTTCTAACCACGCTCTACGGAAAAACTCATTCTTATCTGTGAATTTACCTTCCTTTACTTTTCCTTCACCGAACAAAACTTGAGAAACATATTCAAGACTTAAAGAGGGTAATGTTCCACGCTGACTATCGTTCCATTGACGCTCAAAAGCGAGGTCAAGAGAGAGGGTTATGCGGCCCCCTATGGGTTGTTCAATGGGAGAGAACCCCTTTTCACCATAGGCGAAAGAGAAGCCTTCCTTTGTGCTTTTGACCCCTTTAACGGTAGCAATTGGAGATATTATGCGAGGGTCAAGACCCAATGCACACGCCCTCTCAATCAGTTTAGGCAAATCAAATCTTTGTCCAAACCATGCAATTAACATATCGGGGTCTTTAACAATCATCGTAGTCATAAAACATTCAAGCATATGTTCTTCATTAGCACAATAATTTATATTGTCGTGTAATGAATTTTCAAAAATGTCTATTGGGCTTTCTTCAGGAAACCATACCCATTGGTGATATTCTTTATCATAGTTATCATAGACTACAATGGTAGTAATCTTATCATGGTGTTCTCCACCTTGCGCCCATTCCATATCCCAATACCATTTACGCATATCGTATTCGGGCATTTCTTTTATTTCATCAACTGCATACCTAAAGTGAAAAGGTACATCTGCCTCGTAAGTCTTAGAGAAAGGCTTCTTGGCCTTTTTAATATCATAAGAAACCTCAACATAAGCCTTCTTCAAAGGCTGACCTTGTAAGTTATGAAAGTCACCTTCTTCGTATTCAAAGTCTCTTACCAAGTAATTGCTTGGGCGATACTGATTTACAGTCTCTTCTCGGTGAACATAGAAGTAAGGTTTGAAAGGAACTATCTTCTGTTTCTTTTGCCCTTGTTCTCTCCAAGAGAGGTAAATGCTTTTTCCGTCCTTTGTTTTGCTAATAATCATTTAATCACCGTTTGATTGTGGGGCTTTTACGATAAGCCTATCGGGGGCCACAATAAGTAAAGGAAATTCATCCTTTACATAGAAGTTAAGAAGTTGGTTTTTCAAAAAGAAATTGTGTAAAGCACCGGTGTATTCAAGAGTTGCCGCTTCTCCACTTACATGGTTAGGCGTAATAGTTTCTTCATAACTGTTTTGGGTTGTTTGTTGAGAAGAAACACAAACAGTTTCTTTATTGAAATCTAGTTTGTAAACTCCACTTCTAACTAATTCACAGTTCTTCATACAAGAAGAAAAGTTATTAGAAGTAATAGAAAAGGTTCCTTCAAAGGGTGACTTTCCAAAGGAAGGAAGGGTTGCGGGTTCTGCTGACCAATTGATTCCCTTTGTTCTTTCCATTAGTGCATTCAAAGCGTCCATTGAAGGATGATTTACGACTCTTGGAAGACTAGCCTTTCGGGTTCCTTGAGTAATTGAAATAAAATCCGAAACGCTCAAAGTAATATTATCACTGAAAGACTTTAGGTAAGGAACGACAGTAGTTGCACTTGCTACTGTTTCTCCGTTTTCTTCTCCTTCAACGGTAATATCAATCTTAGCCAAGAAAATAGGTGAGGCATTTACTATTGAAAGATTGTTACCTTCCAATACCATGTAAAAATAGTCACCCATAGTAGAAGAAGAAAATCCCTTTGAAGTTAAATTCTTACCTCTTACTTGAATACTTTCAATTGCTTGTTGTAGTTCTTTTGCGCTAACATTAAATTTCAAATTGAACCCTCTTTTAATTCTGTAAATCCTTTCCAAGTTACTTGCCCACTACCGACTTCAAGTGTTTCCCATACCTTACCTACTAGTTTGGTATTGGTCTTACTGCTTAGTAATTCAGCCTTGTAAACCACATCGTTCTTCTTACGGGTTCTTTTGGTAGTGATGATTTGATGAAGATAGTCTCCCCAATTCAACCAATTAGGTTTAGAACCAATCACTTCGCCTGTTGCTCCGTAGTCTGCTTTAGAATGAGTAATGTAAATTTGGTCACAGTTTAGATTCTTACACATTAACAATAGAGAATAGAACGGAGCGTTTCTCTTGCCCCATTCAAACTTCATCTTTTGTGGTTTCCCAATTTTAGAAGACCCTGTAACATGAAGAGTACAACAGTCTAACCATTTATCTATTC